ATAATTAATCTGTTTGCTTGCAGCCAGGCTTTCCCGGCGTATTTTATTGGCGTCAACCAAGCCGCCACCAGCGAATTTAGCGGGTAATTGCCCGGCGTTAACCAGGCGCATGACCGGCACGCCTAACGCCTGTACGGCTTCCTTGCGAACAATAAATTCCCCCGCTTCCAGCAAGGCGCGTATTTTATCGCCGCCGCCGAATCCTGGCAGCATGCCGGTGCGTTTTGGATAGCCTCCTCCCTCGTAACCTAAAACCGGGCCGCCTATTGATTGGGCATTTTGGGTAACGATAGTAATCACCTTAGTTTCCGGTTTGGTTAGTTCGGCAATAGCCGCTTGCGCTGCGCTTAGGCTGCTTGCATCCATGCCAACTTTCATCAGGTATTCTTTTGAAAGCGCCGTGGTCATTTCAGTGATTTTGGCATTGGCGGTAGTTAATCCGGCAGTGGCCTCGTCCAAAGCGGATTTGACAGCTAACGCATTCTTTCCATGAGCGACGCCGTTATCAATCAGCGCCTGTTTTTCAACGTCATAAAGACGATTCAAATTATCCTTGGCTTTGTACTGGGAAAGATCGCCTTCAACGTTGGTTTTCGTTAAATTACCCGCCAGGTCTTTAGCCTCAGCTGTCAACTCATTGATTTTTTGTAAATCCGCTTTCTCGCCTTTTTTGCGCTCCTCCCGGATCTCATTCATAGTGGCATCAAAATCACTTTGATCTTGCGCTATTTTTTCATGCTCGGTTTTACCCTCCTGATCAAGAGCGCGTAACGCCTTCTCATGAGTGTTGGCCAGCGCTTGAATATCCTCGCGTGATTGAGCGAACGCGGCATTTTCCTCGCCGTAAAGCGTGGAAAGCTTGGCGACTTCGCCCGCGTAAAAATCCGCGATGCCCCGGTAAACGGATAGTTTTGCTTCCTTTTTTGAGGTCTCAACCGCTGCCAGACGGTCAGCGTTAGCCTTGGCGCTAACCAGTTCGGCGGCGTATTCCTGCTCAATCAATTGCAGTTTAAACGTGGCGGCCTGTTGATCCAGGGCGATGGTTTGGTTAATCGCGGCCACTTTAGCGGCCACCCGTTGCGACTCTTTGGCGGTGTCGCTGATATCGGCGGCATCGATGGCGGCTATCCGGTCGGTCAAGCCTTGCTGGATGGCGGCCGCTTGGGTTTTGGTTTCCGTGTCAATGGTGGCGGTCAGGGATTTGATGGCTGCCTGCGTGGCGGCGAACGCCTGTTGTTGTTCCAGCGCGGCGGCTTTGATGACTTCGGTTTTTTGCTGTTCGGCGGCTTTTATTTTGCCGGCGCTATCGGCATCGGCGCCATTCACTTTGCCTATGTCATCGCGGATTCCATCATATCGCACGCCCAGTGCATCCAGTTCTGCACTGAATTCTTTAACACTGGCAAACGTTAAAGGCCGGGTTATGAAACTGCCAAAAACAACAAACTTTTCGGTCATCTGTGCGATATTTGCGGTCAGCACATCAAACCATTTGAATTGCACCGCCCATTCGCCGATCATTTTGCCGAAATCCCATGCCATCCAAACGACAAATAAGCCGTTTAACGCTTTGCCCAACACGCCCAAAGCCCTCGAAAAAATGCCGCTGGATACGGCTGCGGTTTCCTGTGTCGAGGCCAGGCGCGTATTAGCCGTTGCTAATCTGGTTTGACTGGCTTCCATTGCTTTTTGCGCGGCGGTTAGCCGCGTAATGGCTGCGGCTTGCGCAGTAGTGTTGGCCGTTAATGCCACGCGCATTTCCGCCTCAAATACCAGTTGCTGTTTAAGTTGCACAGTTAACGCCGCTTCCTGCGCTTTAACCTGCAATAAAGCAATAGCAGCGGCGCGGGCCTCCTGCTGGGCGATGGCCGCTATCCGAGCGGCGGCGGCATTATCAAAAAAAGCCTTGGTGGAGGCGATCATCCCAACTACCAGGCGCGCGGCATAGGCTTCCGCCAGGGTCATAATGCCGGAAACGACGGCATCAAAGTTTTGGGCGACAGCTTGTAAAACGGTTGAAAGCTTGGATGTGGCTGAATTGGCAACGTCCGAGTTGCCGATAAACTTAAGCAGGGCATTATTAACCTGCGTCATCGCGCCGCTAACCGTGACCGGCAGCACGGCGAATTGAGCCGCTACCTTACCGGCGCTGTTGCTCAGCGCATTGATCAACTTATCGGATGTGAGTTGACCGGCTTCGGCCATTTCCCGCAATTTGGCGACAGGAACGCCCAAGCCGTCGGCCAAGGCTTTCGCCAGGCCGGGCGCCATCGACATGACCGAGTTTAAATCCTGGCCGCGTAACATGCCCAGGCCCAACGCTTGCGAGAATTGCAGGATGGCTGCCGAGTCCTGCGCTGCACCCTGGCTGGTTAAGGCGATAGCTTTATTGAGGGTTTCGGTAGTGGCGAACGCTTGTTCCTGCGTGCCGCCCAATACTTTGATAGCGGTGGCTAATTTTCCGTAAATGGTATAGGTATCGTCCAGCCCGGTGCGGGTGCGCTGGGCGATAGCGAATAAATTGGTTTGCGCGGTGTTGAATTGTTCCGTGCCGTCCGTGACCAGTTTAAGCCGGGCTTCCAGGGTGCGGTAACTGTCTGATAGACTGATGGCCTCTTTAGCCAGGCCCACGAATAAGGTTATGCCCAGAATGCGCTTGGCAGCGGTTTCAAGCCGTTCCACGCCGGTGATGATCGATTGCGTGCCCGCGTTTACACTACGGATAGCCGGGCCGGTTTGGTCCTCGCCGCTAATTAAAATTCTGATTGCTAGATCACGTAAACCGGCCATTGTTTTTCCGTTTTTGTAGGTTGGTTTAGCGATAGCATAACCCGACATTTGCCATGATAATTGTCGGGTTACGCTATCGCTAAATCCAACCTGAGATAATTAAATACTAATTTAGTATTAATTTAATATTAAAAATATATTAGTATGCCGGCCAGGGTTTATAACCCCGGCTGATCAGATTTACGCTATTTCCCGTTAAATTAAACCTTAGTCGTGGATAATTGCATCGCTGCCTGGCTCTGCTATGCAGCAGCCAGACAATTATTCTTGGGATTTTATATTTGCATGTCCTTCTTGCCAAATTGATAGCCGAAACTGTATTCATTCGCTACTATTAAATTTCAGTACATTCAAAAAAAATCCCCAGCCGTAGTCAAATACCCTGCTATGACCGCGCTCAATCAATCTGCAACAGAGCCGGTCGATGGCGTCTCTGTCGTTTCCGGCGCGGCGGGTTCGAGTCCCGCCAGGATCAAAAAAGGGCTGTTCACCTGTTTAAATCCGTCGATCACCAGTTGCAATTCACTACCTGTTAAATCATCTATACTTTCGCACTCAGGGAAAACAATAAACGGCGTTACCAAAGCCGCTATTTCCGCGAAGCGCGGCCCTAACAGGGTATTAACATCTATTTTATCCAGGTCGGTGAATCCGGATAATAACTGCCGAATGTCTTTAACGCGCAACTCCTGCACGGTAATAACGCGGTTTTCATCAAGATTTATCGTTTTGCTGTTGCGCATATTGATTTCTACGGTGGGAGCGGCTTTGGCCGCGATGAGCGCGGCTAAAGCCGCTCCTACGGCGCAATTCCTAGAATGATTCGACGGTATAAGGCGTGATTTTTCCGCTCATTGTTTCCATCCGTCCGGCAAATCCTATTTCAACAAATTTGTCATCCATAAAATTAACATCGCCATCCGATACCAAAAGCGCTCGATCTACATTGATAATTAACGCTTTTCCGTCGGACAGGTTGCGTCCGTCCAGTTTTAAAGCGCCCTGTATTTGCGGCTTGGTCGCGCCAGAAACGGTAAATCCGGCGATGGCGGCATGCGCATAGTTAACCTTTAAAGCCTTTTCGGCGGTAATCAGTCCGCCCGTAATCGCCTCGATCATACCCAACGCGTAATTGATTTTATAATCAACATTTTCAACAAACGTCAACGCGGGCGTGGATGCGACAGCTTCTTCAACGGTTACGCTGGCAGCGGTGATATTCCGGCTTGCCAGCGGCACATAAACGCCCAATTTAGCGATGATCGCTTCATCTGATACCGTGCCTGATCCGCTGCTTAAATCGGCTTCATCGCCCATCAGCGCCATAGCCAGCGAGGTGCGGTCAAAGTTGGTTATTTTGACCTTTAACTCAGATGGCTTGGGGATAGCGACTGAAGCGGTAATTTGCCCGTAAGAACCTTTATCTTTTGATATTTGCTCTTTAATATCGGACTTATTGGAAATAGTGAATTCAGCGAGGCCGGGTATCTGTTTCCAGCCGGTAGGGACGCCGTTTAATTCACGGTTTAAATAAAGTGTGCCTTCGGCTAATAATCCGGCCATGATCTAATCCTCGCTTAAAGTTAAAATGTCTTTTTCAATCGGCATGACGACGCCGCGTTCGATAAGCCAGGTTTTCATCGCTGCGTTAACGCGCAGGGTTTCACCGGCTTTATAAATTTTTCCTGCATGGACATGTTGCGTTTTAAACACAACCGTGACTAAATCATCATCAAAATTTTCGTGCTTTTCGTGGACAGTCATTTAGTTCACCACTATTTTCCTGATTTTAAATATCAGGCTGAATTCTGCATAACCCAGATTGTATTCAGGTTCGGCGCGTCCTGCGTAGATAAACGGCCTGAAAAAGTTCTTGCCGGGCGGCAACCAACCGGATAATGTTTCAATGCACTGTTGCAGTAATATCCCGGCCAGGTTTTCGGTTAATTTATCGTCGATTTGAGATACCTGGTGCTCGACAATGATAATCAAATGCCAGTCCTGATCCTCAACCACGCCGGTGCCGTTGGTTAATTGACTGGCTATATCCGCCGCGCCCGGCATCACGAAACACGCCGGCAATAAGGGTCCAATATCCGTTAAACCGGCGATCAATGACGGATTGCTGATGGTCTTGAATAGTTGCAGATACGTTGTCTCATCGTTTTCATCCGTTTGCGCCACAGTCGCCAGCGCCGTTAAACGGTCAATAATCATCTGCTCGGCATCGTAAACATGAGTCATCGCAAACCCGCTTCCAGTTTTTCCAGATAACGGCGCTGTAATTCGTTGGCGGCTTCATCGGCCACCTGTCCGGCGATGACTTGCGCCTGCGGCAGTTCGACGACTTGTTCAACCAACGGAAATCGCTGTGCGCCCTTGCGTTTAAAAATGGAGATATGGCCGGTGCGCATTCTGGCGACAAAACCGCCCGCCCAATAATATTGTCCTGCGGACGCGCCGCCGGATTCTTGCGTTAATTTTCCGGCATAAGCGGCTTTAACCGGATTCAACCCTAAAAAAATAATGCCCTGGTAATCAGTGGAACGTTTAAACACCCGGAAATTTTTAAACACTTTGCCGGGCAAGCCGGTGGCAAGCGCCATCCTGTCTTTCAACAGTTTATCGGCAAAGGTGGTCGTGGTCCGTAGCGCCGACCGCTGCGCGTTAAAGATCGTGCGCGGCGCTACGTTTAAAAACCGTTGCAAATCACTTTGATCTAAATTTATCTTTAAATTTATCATTAAAATCGTTTTATTTTAATCACCGCTAATTCACTGATCCGGTCAATTGTTATTGCAATCGCCTTATATTGATATTTGCGCACTGTGATACTGTCAAACTGCGCGATCCCGTTATCTTCAATATCATTAGCCTTGACTGTTAATGTATAGATGGCATCGTTAAACCCTATTCTTCCGACCGCATCGTTTTGTTCAATCCTTTCAAAAATCGCTTGTATGGGAATATCGCCTCCGGCTTTATTAATTAAAACCGTCTCCCCGAATGTGGCCATTAAAGCCGTATCAAGAGCGGCTTCGGTGAATGAATGTTTAATTGATAAAGTCATCTTTTATTTATCCATCTTTTTTGGCGTAATAACTTGATCCTACCCTATGCAAATCCAATTTTTCTAATTCTGTTTTAGTCATTTCTTTAAAATTCAGGTATTGAATTAAACAATGATCCGCCTGGAAACAAATGCCATAACAATCGCTTAAATCCGCGTGACTGGCGGCTATCCTATTGATGGCTTGCTCCCTGGTTATGCTGGCTCCATCGGTAAACAGCCGGTAATGATATTCACTTTGTCTCCGGTCTTCACCCTGTTGTCTGTTTTTGGGTTTTCTGTGATCATCTTTCGGCATTTTGGTTTTTTGTAGGGGCGAATTTATTCGCCCTGTCTGTTTTGTCAATGATCTTTTGTTAAAAGCCGGATGCAGGCGGTCAGTTCTCTTAATGTTGTATTAGTATCCGCTTGCAACTTCATCCACTCGCTGTGTTCGGTCCTTTGATTCTTGATAAGAAAATAAATCAAGGCGAACAGACAGGCTAATATTGCGCCTAAAAGCCCAGTATTGGCGAATAACGACGAAAGCACATCCATTATTTATTTCCTGATTTTAAGCGTTGGATAAACCGGCCTGCCGTCCCGCAACCAATATAGTTTTTCGCATTCCAGGCATTCCTTCATGCCTAATCGCTCATCAATTTTAAAATTAACGCATTGATGCGCCCGTGGACAATACCAGCCCCTTAATAAATTTATCCAATTCAGAATCATCCTCTTTTTTTCACCGGCAGATAGACGGCAGATAGCGCTGCGGCACGCTGGTCGCCGCGCCTGTTCCCGCCACCGGATTGGAGGCGGCTGTCGCGGAACACTCAAAAGCCAGTCCTCCGCCTGTCACCGTGTAGACAAATTCAATCGCTTTTGATGACGCATCGCCGCCAATGGTTGGCGATAATGTCACCAAAACTTTGGCCTGATTATTCGTTAACCCACCCATACCGGCGACGCCATAGCTTGGCGTAGAGCCTACATATTTTGAATCCGCGATTGATTTCAGCCAGTCGCCGATAATAGTGCCCGGTAATGGCTGAGTAACCGGCATTTGTCCGTTGCTGGAATATTCTTCCATCAACGGCAGTTTGCCGCTGCTGGCCAGACTGATAATAACGGCAACCTTGGCGCGCGTGGTGTAATCGTTATAAGCTGGAATGGCAATGGCCGCGAGAATTCCGATGATCGCCACCACGATCATCAGTTCAATGAGAGTAAAACCACGCGCTAATCGTAGTCTGGTGTTACCCATTCTTTTCCCCGTCTTCGTTAACCGGCTTTTTGGGTTTCCTGTGCGCGGCTTTTTGCGTATGTTGTTCAGTTTCTGTTTCAAACTGATTAATTTCCTCGTCCGTTAACAACCCCCTGTGCCAGTCATAAACGGGCAAAATGCCTTTCGGCAAATCCCCGGCTATTTCTATCGTTTCACCGGCTTTAAACTGATGCGGGACAACGCCGACATACACCTTTTCTTTAGCATCAAGAAACTCTAAAAGATGACTGCGGGCGGCGTATTGTTCCGGCGTTAATTTTAACGCTACGCCTGCCGGAATCGTGGTCGCGGTTTCAAGTTTTATTTTCATCGCGGCGACCCTAAGTCAATGTAACCAGGCAAGCCTTTTGCCAGTAACCGTAACCGACATTGCGCATGGCCTTGATACCGTATTGATGCACGTCTTCCTTAAATTCCAGCTCGGACCCTTCGGCGATGGCATCCACTTTAACGCCGTATTCTTCCTGGCGAATAAACGGTGAAATCAAGCCGTCATCACGAAATACGACGAACTTGTTTGTCCAGGAGGTGAGCCGTGGATTAACAGCCAGTTTTACGCCAAAACCACCCAAGGAACCCACAGCTTGAATCAGGTTTGAGGTATTGCCCAATACGGTGGTGCCCAGTGCCGCGCCTGCAGATTGTAGAAATCCTACAGGAATCATCACCGTAAAATCGGTAGCATCTTCATTCATCGGCTGGCCCTGGTCGTCCAGTAGACCGTACATTTGCTGCACTGCCGTCAAAATGGCGCTTTGCATTTCAGGCGCTGTTGGAGCCGTCGTAATAGCTACGTCATAACTGATTGAATTTGATTGCGCGCCGCTATCGCCTTCGCTGTGATCGGTATCGAAATAATATTGACCGTCATAACAAAGCTGCGAAGCGCCATTAAGAATCAGCGTCGATAACAGTTGCGCCCAATGGTTATTGGCGCGTTTGGCCATTTCATTAATCCGGATGAGAATCTGCCCGGTTTTATCGCGGCGCATCCAGTCCACGGGTATTTCCAGCGTGGCTTCAAACTTTTTGTTGGCGATAGTCACGCCGTTGTCGCGCAGACCTTTGGCTAAACGGCCGCCGATCCATTCGCGCATGACCGGCGACATGCCCAGCCATTTGTAGGTTTCCGATTCCTGGTTGCTCTCGAACAGCATGGACAACGGGTTAACCCATGAATCCGCTGCGGTAACTTCCAGAACTTCGTAAAAAGTGCCGATGATCGCCCGGCTCGATAATGATCCTAAACTCATGGCTAGACCCTCACTGCTTCAAATTCGACGATGGCAACGCCGGTGCTGACCCAACGCGATACCCAGCCGATTTTACTGTTGCTGGTCCCCGTGAGCGTAAATGTGTTGTCATCGCTCGCATAGACCGGCGGACGATCATTGGCGGTAATGGCGATGGCTGCAATCGGTAGTTGAATGCGGCCACGGGTTTTTACCTGTACCAGTTTTTCACCGGCGGCGCCCAGACTGTTATCCATGCCCATGGTGGCAAAGCCCAGGAACGGATCGGCGGCCACCAAAGGCCGTGCGTAACCCGCTCCGTTTTCACCGACCGCCGCGCCCTGATAAATAATCTCGGACGCGATAACGGGATAATCTTCGAGGTCGCCGAGCTGGTAATCGCGCGGCAAATCTTTTGCTAATGTAGTCATCAGGCTGTTGCTCCTAAACGTTTAACCAAGCCCTTTTCAACGGCGGTTTGATAGGCTACATAAGAAGTCATGGTCGGAAATTCGGCTTTTAAGGTAGCGTCGGTTTTATATTGGTGTTCCCACAAATCTTTGCCGGTTAACTGCGTGGTTTTGTCAGCGTTGTCATCGTTAAACGCCGGAGCGGCGTGAGGAACAGGTTTGGGCGTATCGTCTGATAATTTAGCCGACATCGCCTCGCGGGCGGTTTTTTCAGCGCCGAGGATTTTTAACGCGGCTTCGGCGGCGGTGGTTTTACCGTCGAATTTGAATTGCGCGATTAAGGCGTCATGGCCTAAAGTGGCCAGGGCTTCAATGCCTTGAATGCGGGCGCGTTCGTTTTCAGCGCCTTGGGCAATGCCCACGGACAGACCGGCTTGGTAATATTCATCGGTCAGGGTTTTGGCAAAATCGGGCTGCTCGGCAAAGAGCGATTCTTTGGTGAGGGTTTGGGGCTGATTCATAGCGGGTTTTCCTTGTCGGGAGGGGTTTAAAAAAGAGGGGATGCCAGAGAGTTGGGTAATAAGCGCTTCCAGCGAACCTAACCGGTCCGCCATGCCCACGGCAATGGCATCACCGGCAATATGCATGCCACCCAAGCCAAAATTGGCGATAACAGCCTCGCGCGTGGTAGCGCGATAATCCATCACGGCGGTTATAAAAACTTCCGCCAGGTTATCGACGGTTTTTTGATTCTGGGCTTTGCCTATATCGCTGGCCGGGTCAGCATGTTTAAGCGGCGATTGGCTGCTGATAAATTTGATGGTGTTCTCGTCATCATTAATCGAGGCTTGCATGACTACGCCGATTGAACCCACCCGCGCGGTATTGCTGACCACGATTTCACCGGCGGCTGAAGCAATCCAGTAAGCGGCGGACGCGCCGATATCTGATATATAAGCAGTAACGGGTTTAATGGCAGTGGCGGCGCGTACTTGGGCGGCGAATTCCGATACGCCGGCGACTTGACCGCCGGGACTGTCGATTTCAAGAATAATGGCTTTTACGGCGGGATCATCAACGGCGGTTTGCAGATCAGTGGCGAGCGTTTGAATCGAAGTCGCGCCGGATATTTGCGTGAACAAATCCGCATAGCGAAAAATAGGGCCGATCACCGGGACTAATGCCACGCCATCACGTAAAGAGGAAGAATGCGTGTTGGCAAGGGGTTTGCCCAGCCGGGTCGCGACCGCTTCAGGATCGCCGAAGCCTTGCGCGATGGCGATAACCTGATTCAGCGCTTCCGGGGTGATGGCCCAAAGCGAGCTTTGCAAAGCTTTTAATACATGGGAGTGTGGTTTCATTTCCGCTCACGTTTGCAAGTGAGCAGGTAGAGTGACATAAAGTTTGTGCCATTTGCACATGAGTTTTGGCACTAATTCAAAAAACCGCGAAATAACGCGATAGCGGCACGAAAATTGAAAATGAATATGAAGGGCTGGGATGAATTGGCTAAAAATTGGACAATCTGACAAAACAGATTATTTATCAAAATATTACCCGGTAAAAACAGGCGAAATAAGGCGGGTTATCCACAAAATTTGTGGATAAGTTTTTCGCCACAGATTTACCTGATTAGCTAGCTTATCCGCGTGCAGTTGATGATGCGGTCGAATAAACCGGCGTTTTTAAAAAAAATTTTCCGGTTGAATGCCCGTGGGAATTCGAGCAGATTATTGATGTTGGATTTTTTCCGGATTGAGTTTAAATTCCCAGACGGAACATGTTTTATGGCTTCAACCCTGCCGCCGCCCCTTTAACCGCGCCCTCGACAATCGTCGATATAAATTGATTGGCTTGCTCCATCCCGGCGGTTTGGTTAGAATCCGACGAACCTAAAGCAAAACTGCGACTACCATCCTTATTGACCGAGCCGGAGAAATCCTTAACAGCGGTGTCCGTGCCAAACTTACATATCCAGGCATGGGTCTCGGAACCGTCGGAGAATTTACCTGTATAATTTTTGATACTGCATCCAAATAAAACAAATAGCAAAAACCAAAGAATCAAACTAAAAAAACAAACAGATATAAATCTGAAAGATATTTTTAATAGAGGTTTTGTCTGGGGCAGGGTTTCTATTTCAAAATGATGTCGCATCGGCTATTCCTGATTACGGGTTATGTTTGCAAGCGGGTAGGGGCAGTTTGAAATTAATTTGATCAACACACGCGGATGAATAATTACCATCCCAGTCGCTA